GAATCTATGGTGCGACAGGAGCAACGCTGAGTGCGCCCGGATTGTCTGCTGGAGATTTCTTGTTCGGTGGAGTCACTGGAACAGGACTCACGGAGATAGTTCAGTTGTTTCTAAATTACGAGGGTTGATATGGCAGATTACTATTATTGGAGCGGTGCAACAGGAGCGAATGATGGATCAAGCGAAGCAGACGCATGGACTGATCTTACAACAGCATTGAGCGGATTGACCGCTGGTTCCACTCTTTATCTTAAATCACCAACCGATGGAAGTAGAGACACTTTTACTGCATCTTATGTCAACTTGTACATCATAGGTACTGTTGATACTATGACTGTGTTTGAAGGGTATAAAGACACACCCGGTGATGGTGGACCTTATTTGGGTGCTGGATCTCTTAGGAGTCCGAGTACAAACAATGATTCTATTATCATCAAATATCTAGACATTGAAAATACAAATGGTAATTACCAACCGTTCAATATTGGTGGTTGTATTCTTTATAGGTGCAAAGCGAACGCTGTTCTTGGATCAAATATGCACGCGGCATATATGGGTGATGGAGCATGTATTGTAGATTGTACATTGATTGCTTCTACAACATCAAATCCAGTTGCTAGAATTAATAGAGGTTTTTGTGTCAATTCATATATTGAACAAAATGGTGATGGTGATGGATTGAATATTGAAGTTGGTTATCGAGCGGGCACTGCTACAGGAAATGTCATAGTCACGAAAAGTGCAACAAACACTGGTAGTGGGATTTATTTTTCAGGAACTAATAATATTGGTAATGGTGCGTCTGCATTGAACAATACCATTGTTGGTTTTGCAAATGGAATTAATATTGGAAATGGTATTGGTGCTGGATCGTATAACCAACTCATTAATTACGGAAATATTATTTCTGATTGTGGTTATGGTATTGTAAACAGTCAATCTACTCATGTCACAGAAAACTCAGTGAGTGCATATTCAAACGCATTTTATAATACAACAAGTTCAAATTATTTAAATATAGCAACAAAAGGACAGGTAGACGATGTACAATTGACTGCTTCCCCCTTCGAAGACACAACATATTATCAGGTAAATGATACATCAGGTGGTGGTGATCTCATAAAGGGTTTACTAGGCGCACCGAATATAGTTGATGGACCTACATTTGAGAACAGGAAATCATTTAACACACATGGTGGTGTTGTACCGAGTCCATTTGGTTCTGGTGGTGGATCTACAGCAGAGTATGTTACTGTTTTCTAAATAAAGAGGAGGAACACATGGCAGGACTAGCGAGAATCGGCGATGTATGTGGCACAGGAACAATTATAACTGGTTCCCCAAATGTTTTTATAGAAAATCGTCCCGCGGCGATGGTTGGAAGTGTTGTCTCCCCTCACCCATATGGTGACACGACACACACTGCTACAATACAAACAGGAAGCAGTAGTGTTTTTATAAATGGCATACCAGCAGCACAACTTGGTTCTATTGCTACATGTGGTGTACATGATGTAATAACTTCATCTGGTTCTGTGTTTGGAGGATAACAATGGGACTTTACTCAAGAGACTTATTCAATGTAACTGATTGTGATTTCTCTTCTCTGATTCTATCGGAAGAACAGAAAGCACTCGTTCAAGGTGTTGTTGACGGATCTGCATTTACAAATCCAATCGAAGCAGGAATGCAAGAAGCACAAGGAGCGATTGACCAAACCCTCGCAGGTATCAACACATCTCTCGGAGAAATTATTGGTTTAGATGAGGATGGAAATCAACAAACCACGTTTGGTTTTCTTGCTGACAATCTATCAAATCTTAGAGGTGGTATTGATGCCTATCGTGTTCATTCTGACAGACTCAGCGGTGTGAGTCTCAGTAAAACATTCGGAGAAGATAGTCCTTATGGGTTTGGTGGAATTGCCGGTGAATATCCCGGTCTTGCTGGTCTACAACAGGTTGCACAGACCTATAACTCTCTCAAAGAAACTTTTCGTGAGCCAACACAGGCAGCAAAAGATAACTATTCGCCTATTTTCAATAGTCTTTTTGGTCCCGGTAATGACTTGATGAGATCAATGACATCTCTGGTCAACGGTGATGTTGGTAACTTCTTGTCTAACTATCCTACAGGTTCAGGACCAGAAGCAATTCAAGAAGTTACTAGACTTGGAACAGAGATTCTAGAATTACAATCAGATGTTACAAATCTGATCAACGATGACAATCTTCAATATGAATTTGCTCTTGACTTCATCGCGAAACACACTGTTGGACTCAGTGTTCTGCAAATGCTCGATGATCCATGTTTTGGTCAGAAACTATTACAGCAAATAGGTTCTCCTTCTTTCAAAGAGACAGCAGGAATTTGATATAGATAATAGGTCATGACCAGATTCTCAGATATTGACCTAAACTTCACTCGAAATCCCGTCACCAAGGATGTCTCCATCAAATATGATGATGAGGCAATCAAAGGTGCTGTGAGAAATCTCATTCTCACAGATGCAGGAGAAAGACCATTCCAACCAACTCTGGGTGGAAGTATTCGATCTTTGTTGTTTGAACCTGCTACTCCAGTTATTTCAACAGAAATTGAAGCACGAATTCGTAATGTCCTTCGTTCTTTTGAACCGAGAGTCTCACTCATCAGTGTTTTGGTCAGGATAAATAACGATAGCAACTCATTTGATGTCACAATCGCTTTTCGTGTGAAGGGTGATTCGCGACCAATACTAGTACCAATAACACTAAAGAGGTTGAGATAATGGCAGAAAGAAAACGATTGTCGGTAAACTCGACTGAGTTCGAGGGAATCAAGCAAAATCTCAAAGAGTTTCTGAAGAACCAGACGACCTTCGCTGACTATGACTTCGATGGATCTGGTCTTTCTGTTCTTCTCGATATTCTTGCTTACAACACATATTATCAGGCATTCTACAATAATATGGTTGCTAACGAGATGTTCCTAGACAGTGCTGTCAAGAGAGAGTCTGTCATATCTCTTGCGAAAAGTCTCGGTTACACCCCCAACTCTGCAACTGCACCAACAGCAACGATTGATCTCCAACTTGGTGGGACACCATCGTCAATCACACTTCTACCCGGCGCACAATTCACAACTTCAGTTGATGGTCAGGTTTATACCTTTGTCAATGTCGAAACTGCGACATATGACGAAGAAAACAAAATAACTGATCTGGAAATCAAACAAGGTTATCTTTCAAGTGTTTCATATATCGTTCCAGATACCAGTCTAAACAGAAGATATGAAATCCCAGAGACTAATGTTGATATTTCCACAATCAAAGTGACCGTGCAAGAATCAACCACAAACACCAATGGTATTACAGATATATGGACTCGATCAGGTGATCTGTCAGAAATCACAAACACCTCCAAAGTATTCTATCTACAAGAAAACTCAAAGCAAAAGTTCGAGTTGTACTTTGGTGATGGTGTCTTTGGCGAGAAACTCCTACCCGGCAACTTGATCACCATAACATACCTTGTCACAGATGGTCCTGCTGCAAATAACGCAGGCAGAAACGACGCGGTGAATAACAGAGCATTCACATATGGTAGTGCAGCAAACACTGTTGTCGTAAAAAGTTACGCAGCAGGTGGATCAAATAAAGAATCAACAGATCAAATTCGTTTCAAAGCACCAAAATCATTCTCGACACAAAACCGTGCAGTAACAGCAAATGACTACTCAACACTCATCGAGTCAAACTTTTCTGGTTTCGATTCCGTGTTTGTTTATGGTGGACAAGATGCAATTCCACCAGTGTTCGGTACGGTCTTCATCGCAATCAAACCATCAGTTGGTACAATCGTGACTGAAGGTATCAAGAAAATTGTCTTAGACTTCCTAAGAACAAAAACAGTCCTGTCTGTTACACCTCAGATCATTGATCCTGACTACACATATCTCAGACTCTCCGCAAATGTTGTGTATGATGTTACACAGACATCTCTCCCGCGTGAATCTGTTGTTGCGAGTATCCGACAATCAATCATAAATTATCTCAGCAACAATATCGGAAAATTTGGTAGGTCTTACTCTGCCTCGAAGTTGTCATCCCAAATAGACAATTCTTCAACGGCAATCATTTCGTCTAGTGTAGATGTCACAATGGAAAAAAGATTCATACCTGCAAGCACACAGGCAGTATCATATGAATTGAACTTCGGAAATCCGATATACCATCCACACGACGGTCACATGAGTGTGATAAGATCGAATGTTTTCAAATATCTTGATCCTGATTTGAATACAACCAAAAGCGTTTACATTGAAGATGATGGTTTTGGTAATATCAATTTTTATGAAACTGTAGGGAATATCAAGACAACCGCTCTCGAAAATGCTGGTACGGTTGATTATCAGACAGGAATTATTTCATTGAACCAAGTCCAAATTTCGTCACCAGATGATCGACCAGAGATCATTGTGTATGCGGAAACAAAAACAGCAAAACTCGACAGTCTTCGTGAGAAGATTTTGTTCTGTGATTTCAGCGAGGATGCTACTGCGATCCAGATCAATCTTGCCACGGGCACACAAACAGGTTCTTCATGATTTCTAATAGGGTTTAGACATGCCGATTTTCTCTCCCGGTGGTTCACTACTACTACCACTACAAACACTGCTAGCAGGTTACACCTTCGATAGACTCGACTACTCTGGTTCTATCGACGAGAGATTTTCTACCCAGTTGAGAGATCAACTTCCTGATTTTATTATTGAGAACTACCCATTATTTGAATCATTCCTCAGAGCATATTTTGAGTGGACTGAACTATATGGTAACACCAGATCGGAAGCAGTTCGTCTTGAGACATATAAAGATGTCGATGAAACTCTCGATCAGTTCTTGAACTATTTTAGAACCACGTTCCTCACCAATCTACCGAGAGAACTGGCAAATGGCATCAACGAAAAATCTCTGATCAAAAATATTGGTTATTTGTATCGCTCCAAAGGTACAAAGGCATCATTCGACCTTTTGTTCAGAATTCTATTCAACACAACAGTTGATGTCGATTATCCAAAAGACAGAATTCTGAAACCATCAACAAGCACCTTTGATGATCGAAAGTTTCTTCGTGTTCTTACACCACTTTCGATTGAACAGATGAAAGAGATGGAAGGCACCGTCATCATTCAACGAACACCACAGAACCAAAGAGTCATCGCAACTGCTCTTGTTGATTCTGTGAAGTTTGTCAGCAAGGGTGGAATCGACTACTACTCTCTTACTCTTCAGACAGTTTCTGGTGATTTTGATTCGAATTTAAAAATAACAATGTCACCAAGAGGATCTTCTGGTGGTGGAATAAACGCCAAGATTCTTCCAACACTTACAAGTGTTCAAATCAATGCTGGTGGTTCTGGTTATCAACTAGGTGACGAATTGATTGTTCGTGATATTTACAACAACGAACTTCTTCACGGATATGTCGATGCCCTTGGACCATCAAACCAGATTCGGGGTTTCAACTACACAAACAACTATGGTGTGTATACCAACAACTCTGGGTTCACATATTCAATCACAACAGTAGGTGGAGTCGGTGCAAGTCTTTCTGCGAAATCAGAAAGTGTTGTTGCGGATGGACCCGATGTGTACTTCGATGACAGCGGCAAATTGAGCGGTCGTTCTTTTGTCCAAGATAGTTTCTTCTATCAAGATTTCTCATATGTCATAACAGTCAACAAAGCACTTCAAACATTCTCTGATGTGGTGAGAAATCTTATTCACCCTGCTGGTACACAACTCTTCGCACGGTACAAGAACGAAATAGATTTTGATGAGATTACCATAGTAACAGAAGGTCAGACCGAAACATTTACATTCGGAAGAATGGCGGATCAATCCACTAGTAATCTTTCATTCTTCTTGCCGGTGATAGGTCATTATCTTCCACATACATTTGGAACAACAATCGACCCAAGAGGATTTACATATGAAACAGGGTCTGGTGCAACACACTATGACTTCTACCCACAAGGTTATAATGGTCAGGATGGAAGAACTGCATCTGACTTTTATAGTACAAACTTATCATCAACCGATTATGGAACACCCCATGTGAATCCTGTGAATGGCATTACACATGATCCGTATTTGGTGAAGATACCTTCTGGACTCACAGCATTTGATGGGGTTGAAACATCACGAACTTTGGTCAATGGTGCAATTGGTTCCACAGGATATATCGGAGCAACCGTTGACAGCGAAGATGAAGGCGTTGGGTTGTTCGGTTTCTTCCCAGTTGGTAGTTCACGATCAAATACAATCGGTGCGGGTAAAGCATTTGGCGACGGTATCACACATTATGGTGGATACACAGGACCAAAAACAACTGGGTTTACAGTTGGTATTTCTGGTGGTCAAATCATACAAGTCAAAGGGACGGATTCAGCAACTGCCGACTATTGGATTGTATATCGACACATAAACTCACTTGAACTTTCTGGTGTCACTCAAGTCGGAACACATTCGGTTATTGAAATTCCTCTTCTGCCTGTGTTGCAAACATCCACAAGCATAACAGCATCTCACGGAGATAGAACAGGTTACTCACGCACCATACAAGATTCCGGCGTGTCTCTCAATGGAGGTGCTACATTTACTGTTGGTGAAATAGTACGACAACGTAGATACAATGAACCCGAAGCAATTGGTAAGGTTCTGGGTTTCAGAGCGAGCAGTTATCAACAAAATCTTCCTGATGGATCTTCTGGTCCTGATGGACTTCTCGGAACACCATACTGGAACACAGGAATTGATCGACTCACAGTAGAAGTTCTGAATGGGACATTCACACCATTTGAGGATAGTACAGGAACACAAAGACCTGTCGTGGGTGATGATAACGGTTGTGCCAGACTAATATCGGGCACCCTAAACCCGAATAAATACTCTTCGATAACACATGAAGTTGACTGGACAAACATCCCGATCTCGTTGGTCGTGAATGAAATTCCATACTCAGTTTACGAATAATACACATGACAGAACTATCAAGCAATCTCAAAGTATTCCTCACAAGAGAACTAGAGAGGCAATTTACCTCTCTTGATAACTCTGTGATGATGTTCATATCAAACGTAGACAACAGTGGTTCTTCCTCTGAGTCTCTTGATAATGAAATTGTCACAAGACGACAAATCCAGACCGCAAAATTGTTGTCAGACAACTCCGTTGCATTGTTGATTCCCAGAGTAAACTGGGAAAACGGAGAAATCTACCAAAAACTTGATAGTTCACTAGAAAGAAAGAATCTCAACTTTTATGTGTATAACAGTGAGGGTAATGTGTATGTTTGTCTTGATAACGGCGGCGGTAATCGGTCCATTGACGAACCAACTGGAACTTCTACTGATCTGATTTATCTTCAGAATGGATATGTCTGGAAGTTCTTGTTCAAGGTTCCAACAACACTCATTGATTTTGTCGATACAAACTGGATTCCTCTTCGAGAGATTCCTGTCTACGAAGGCAAACCAGTCGCATATTCAGACGAAGAGCAACTTCAGTATGCTGTCCAGTACACATCTCAAGGTGGTCAAATAGAAAGCATCAGTGTTATAGACGCCGGTGACGAATACCTTGGAGTTGTCAAGTCTTCACTTGAATTCACAATACAAACTGCAACAGCAACTACAGCAACACTCGACGGTAGGTCGTCAAATGTTGATGATTATTATAATAACTACAGCATAAGAATTTTTGATGGAACAGGATCTGGTCAGATTCGAAAAATCACAGATTATGTTGGATCTACTAAAGTTGCGACAATCTCTTCGCCGTGGACAGTCACACCCAACAACACAAGTAAGTTCGAAATCATCCCGACAATTGAAATTTCAGGTGACGGGACTGGTGCCTCTGCGTACTCAAAGGTATCCGTCTTTGAGGATAGATTCATAACTAGCGTCATCATGATCGAAAAAGGTTCGAACTATTCTTATGCTACATTCAAGGTACTACCAGAACCACCAAGCACAGGAAACCCAACTGTTCTGTCTGCAAACATATCACCCACAGATGGTGTTGGTAGAAACCCGCTCTTTGATCTCATCGCAAAACGACTTAGTGTTTTGATTCGTATTGAAGGTAATGAGGACGGTAGGGCGATACTCGGTAATGAGTACAGTCAATACGGACTCTGGTTATCACCTAAGATCGGAACTGGTTATAACAACAGTGGTCAGGTAGCAGGCACAGATGGATATCTAAAAACAACAATTGATATTGCTCCCTCTACAGGTGCCCTGCCATCTAATTGGGCAACTACTAATGATTATGTGTTCGGTTCATCATCATACAATACTGGTAAAGTTTCCAACTTCCAAAAAATAAACGATAGTCTCGGACAACTCGAACTAGAAGGACTGAACTCACCATTCAAGAAAAACGAAACTCTATATGTGTTTACTCCTAGTGGTGGTGGAACATATGAGTTCTATGATAGAACAGCGACTGTTATAAACACACTTTTTGAAGATTCGATAAGATCAGGTGTGCAGGGAACCTATCGTTGCACGCATCGTCTTCGTGTTCATCGTTCTGATGACGTATTCAATGACTCCGCACCACAACAAGATATTCCGTTTGACTCGGCAGTCACGGGATCATGTGGTAGTATTGGTATTGTTGCAGGATTCCAAAATACGTCTGGAAATACTACTGATATCTTTATAACTAATGTCGTACGAGGAGCAACTTCTGACGCAATTGGTTTCACTGGTGGTGAAACACTCATCGCTGGTTCTGATGGAATCGTTCTCGATGTCATCGAAGCATATGGTCCTGAACTCAATCTATTCTCAGGAACTATCTTATACATATCAAGTGTAGACGAAGTAACTCGTAACGCAGAACAAATAGATTTGTTCAAGATCAACTTTGACTTCTGAGGATAAAAATGGCGAAATCATATAGAAAAGAAATTCACGGAAAAGCACCATACTTTGATGACTTCGATGAGAACAAAAAGTTCCTTCGAGTTTTGTTTCGTCCGGGGTATCCCCTTCAGGCAAGAGAGGTAACTCAACTCCAGACCATTGTTCAGAACCAAATCGAACAACTCGGTTCACATCTTTTCGAAGATGGAACATCGGTTCGTGGTGGTGAAATCTCAGAAGCAAATGCAATCGCTGTTCGACTTGCCGGAACAACATTCAGCGATGCACAACTGCAATCATTCTTGAACAAGACCGTAACAAACGGAACAGTCTCTGCTAAAATTGTATCTTACGCCGACGCCTCGATTCTCAGTGATGACAACAATCAAATCTTGTTTGTGAACTACACTGGTTCTGGTGGTTTTACTGGCGGCGATACACTCACAATCGAATCAACACTCCCTGTTGTAACCGCAACTGTTGGTTCACAGGGTGAAGCACCGGCAATCAGCACCGCAACAAATGTTGTCTGCATTGATTCTGGTGTGTTCTATGCTGATGGTTTCCTCGTTACAACAAACGCACAATCATTTGCTGCATATAACGAAGAAGCGACATACAGAAACTTCAACAACCCAACAGCGTCCGTTGGTTTTAAAATCAATAGAGAGGTCGTCACATCAGACGATGATGACAGTCTGAATGATCCATCATTCGGATATTACAACTTCAACTCCCCCGGTGCAGATCGTTATAAAGTCGATCTCACCATGACTCAGATTGATGTCTCTGCCAGTACAGGAATTACTCTCGAAACAGGCGACTATCTCGAACTCGTTCGCATTATCAACGGTGAAACCACAAAGACAGTTCGATTCACAGATTACGCAGTCTTCGAAGAAACTCTTGCAAGAAGAACATTTGACGAATCTGGTAACTACACAGTCAAACCATTCACTGTCAACCCAATCGAATATACATCGGCATTCTCTGGAACAGACGCAAACAAGCACGCTGTAAGAGTGGAACCGGGTAAAGCGTATGTCTCTGGTTTTGAATATGAAACAATCGCCCCGGCATATCTTTCTGTTGATCGTGCTTTGTCTGTCAATGACATCTACAATGAAAGACTAAACACCACTCTTGGTAACTATGTCACGTTTTATCCTAATATTAGTTGGGATGTAAATACAACAACCAATTCGAGTTCACTTCTGTTCGGGCGAAAAGCAAAAATCATTCGTAGGGTTACGACTCCGGGGTCGTTGACTGAAATTGGTACATGCAACATTCGATCTATCGAAACCAAAGACCTTGGTTCCTCTATCGAAAACAGATTGTATCTCTTCAATATCAAGTTGACACATGATACTCTGAAGTTCAAGG